TGCAGACCAAAGGAGCAGTGATTGTCCTTGTTGTCGTCAACAGAGCGGCGAGCGACTTCAATAGTCTCGCCAACGCCATTGTAGATAGAACCGTTTTCGGCAACCTTGCCGCTCACAACAAGCGTGTCCTTGTTGCCCTGCTTGGAATAAAAAGTATTATCAACTCCCTTGTAGGCCAAGAACTTTCCATCAGCGGTGATGGGCAGGCTCTTGTATGACAAGAAGGAACAAAGTTCGTTAACGGAGTTGGCGGAAGGATTCGCCATCAGACGATCAATAAAATTGATCAAGCTCTGAACGTCCTTTGCTCCCTGTGAGAGCATAGCCAAGAGCTTCTCGACAACTACACCGTGAAGCTGATGGTTCTTATAGAAGACCTCGCCGTTCTTTACGGTAAGGTTGCCAAAACTGGCGTTCTGGATTCTGCTGGTAACGGAGACCAGCGAGGGAATCGCATCGTAATCCGCATTCAAAATCGCCTTACGAAGATCGGCAAAATTGATGTGCGTATTGTTGATCGTATGAGGCTTCCCATCAACGAAGACCGTGATGGAATTGTCCTGCATGATGTAGGCGGGCTTGTTCATGTTATTTATGATTATTTACAGTTGAGGTTTATCAAGAATTATTGTCGATAAAATTAATGTAGTCGATTACCTTGTCCATAGTAGCTTGATCAGCGTAGCCGTATCGGCCATTAATGACGATGTTAAGGAGAGGGTACTTGGCGTCGATCTGAGCCATTGCCTCGGTAGCTTCCTTGGTGAAATCAAACTTTTCAGCAGGATTGAACCAGAAGTTTCCAATATTTTCGATCAGTTTGGTGCAGGCAACTTGTGCGTCTGAACTGTCGTTTTTTAAAGTCATGTTGGACGCATACTTGCAAACAATGTTGTCTTTAGGAAGCTTGCCGCAATCCGCAAGAGCAACGAGTGGAGTGCGATAAGAGCACAAGCTGAGATAAGCTCTCTTCTTTGCATACAGGGACAACTCAGCATTAATGTCTTCCATCTTCTTTTCGCAAGCAGCGAGGAAGAGATCAGAAAGATTCTTGGCATTGCTGGGCAAAGACGAGTCGTCAATCACACCGTAAATCTTATCAACTCCGGTGACGCCAACTGCTTCGCAAGCACTGAAAACCTTGTAGATTTCAAACTTTTCAACTTCACTCTGGATTCCAAACTTAGCCGTACCCTTATTAGAGCGGCCTCCGGTGCTAGGCACAGAGATTTTAATGTAATAAAAATCAGTGTTAGGGGCGCCAATCTTATTGTAGAAGTCAACGTGATGAGTGTTCTTTTCGGCAAGCAGGCGAACATTACCAGCCTTTTGCTTCTTCTCCTTGGTAAAAGCCTCTACTTTGGAGGTATAAAAAACCTTGTCAGAAGAGAAAGTGTCGATAAAGAAATGCTCCGTCGCAGCTTCCTTACTCACAACAACAACGGATTGAGTCTTATTCTCGCGGAGAATAGTCTCAGCCTTTTGCGTCAGGCTACCCTTATCGCCTTCGTCAACCAGAAGAGCATAGTTGCTCGATCCAAAGCCAGTAGGGTGAACGCGAAAAGAACTCTTCTTGTGCCACCTAATGTTCTTATTCCTGTTCAGAGCGTAAACCTTGTAAGAATCATCGGGCAAAGAGAACGAGTGAACTGCCTTGCGATTTTTATTGAAATAAAAAGCGTGGTCAGAGAGAATCCTAGTAAGCCTGTGCTTCATCACAGAAGACAGCTTATTCATAAAGCTCAACCCATCAGAAAAAGAATCAAGCTCTTTCTGAACAGAAGTTGCGAGTTCGCTAATAAAAAGGTTGATGCGAGCAGTAATGAACTTCTTGCAGTGCTCGGTATACTCAAGCGACTCTCTGGAGTGGTGCAGGGGAACAGAACCAACCGGAGCGAAAAGAACCAGTCCAACGGTATAAGACCAGTCTTTGAGCATAGGGTGATCCAACGGAATGCAAGCGTCGATCTTGATGGGATAAGCGATGCCGCCCATCACAATGAAATTATCTGTAAGGCTCGACACTGCCCACTTATCGGTCTTAATCAGCCATTCAATTTTGTTAACCTGCAAATCAGCAACATACGAATTGCGATCTTGAAAACGCAAGACGCTGTTGAGCGCAGTTTGAAAAGAGCTAACATCATCGAACTTGACTGCAACATTGATCTCCAAGCCAGACGGCTCGTTCGACTCGCATCGATTCAGCATCGAAAAACGAGTGTCGCCGTGCTCGTCAACGTAAACCATCACGGTCAAAGCTTCGCCGCCGTGATAAGAGATAACAGTAAAAGAATCAGTGTAAGACAGGGGCGCAAAGCGACCGATACCAAACCCGCCAATGCAGGCATTATCAGAACGCTTGGTCGAGCGACCATACTTGGTGTAGAGACCAAAGAGGTCAGCTTCAGAGAGGCCAGCGCCAAAGTCGCGGACCTTAAAAATGGCATCAATCCTATTGGGGCACTGAATGGAAATGGGTTGCGAAGAGCCGCGATTCGCATCGAGCGCATTGGCGACGATCTCACGAACCGTAGCGAGAATCGGCTCAGAATAGTTGTTCCGCAGGAGAGAGGAGACGTACCTCATCTCCTGCTGGTCAATGGTAGCGATTTCGCTACGGAAGTCGTGAGACTCGACGACGTTCTTTTGGATGGTTTTGACAATCATTGGAGCAATTTGATTACACCCCTAATATGCCACAGGGGGCGGGTTCCGTCAAGAAGTTTTCTTAACTTTTTCTGAAGAAATTTCTAGAACCTTATCTTCCAGCCACTTACGCTCAGTTTCTGACAAGACTTCGACGGCCAGAATGAAATCGTCCTTGAACGATGCGTTCGTAATTCTAAACTCCGCTTGGTATTTAAAATTCTTTAAAAATTCAGCGTTGAGAGTATTGTAGAGAGCGTATATTTCTTGAACACTCTTTGAAGAAAATACGGGATGGAACTTCATTTTAATTGATTTTAATTTGCAGGCTCAAAAGAAAGTGCGAGCAGCTTCTTGTAGGTCGTAAGATTCTTGATGTGAATCCAAACCTTTCCTTGCTCCATAATCTGCTCGTCGGTCATACCTTCTGACACAAGGTGCTGGATTAGATTTTCGTTCAAAGCAAGAAACTCAACCTTACGTGAATTGAAATTCCAAGCGATAACGCTAGAAAGGCTCTGCATTAATACTTTGTAACCAGTGAAAGATTTTTGTTGGTTTTCGTGTTCTAGGTTGATTGGAGCAATTTCAAATGGAATATTTTTTTCACTTAAAAAAGCTGCGACTTTATCTCTTGTGCTGTCTATTTTGCTTTGCATTGTTGGAGGATATGAATAATTGCGTGATCTTTGGCTTTGAGTTCTACGTCAAAGAATACGGGCTTACCGTAGGAATTGGGAATACCTGTGGGCATATCGGCGTGTTTGCGTGTGCCATTGACACCTTCGGAGTAATGAAACAAAGGGGCAAGAGGCCAAGTAGAGTAAGCGAGGTGAAAATCAGTAGAGTCATCGTTGCCGTGATTGCAGAATTGGCGATGCAGAGAATCGTAAGTGATAGGAATGCCAGATGTCAAGTAAAAGTACTGGAAAAGATTACGAATAGACCAAGTGCCGCCAACATTATCGTTGACCTCGATAACAAGACGACTGCGAACATTAGCGGGCAAGGTGTTGAAGACAGACAGAAAACGTTGGGAAATTTCTACTGGATCGCCGTCTTGGCGACAATGAATGTTGAGTGGCGAGCGATAGTCTTGGGGCAAGCCGATAAGGTCAAAAAGGTTGGCGTGCTGAGTGAGGTCGTCAACGCTATTACGAATAGCGGCAGGGTCAAGGCTAGTAAGCGTGATGTATTCTGAAGGGTGAGCAGAAACGCGAACGCCGGTAAGCTTGATGGTGCGAGAGATGGCGTCAAGAGCAGCGCGAATGTCGGACCAATTGGGCAAATCTTGCAGGCGCAAGTTGACTATGGGGTGAGAGATGACAGGTACGAGCGTAGAGGAGAGTCGGTAGCCAGCAATACCGCAATTCGCGCAGTATTGAATAATGGCGTTGGTAACAATAAAATTGTTTAGGATGCGTTCGCTGAGAATGCGAACAGCGTCGGCGCGAGGCAGCGCAAGGAAACGAGTCAGAGTCATAGTCTGAAACTTGATTCCGCGCTCGGCAAGAACGTTAGAGATGCAGCAAAGTGAGAGTTGCATACTGGTTAAGTTACGCAAGAATGTGCTTCTGTCAATAGATTTTTTTGATTATTTTTTCTTTCCTTAGCTATCGCTTTAAGTTCTGACCGAGTGACTAATTTTAAATTTTCTCTACGGTTGTCCATTCTGTTGCCATTGATGTGGGTTACGCAAAATCTTCTGCTTCTTTCGGGATTCCATCCCATTCTGTCCGCAATTTCCAAATGAACAGCAAACAAAAAATCCTGTTGGCATCTTAGGTGCAAGAATCCGTCATCATTTATCAAATCGGCTAAATGCGACCTCAAATCTTCATCTTCTGGAGAAAAAAAGATTTTTGATTGATCAATATTTTTAAACTGCCTATTGAAAAATTTATTGTGAATATACTTGTATCTAGTTGGAATGTAGTGGCCCATTTTTTTTATTAATTAGAAGTTAACTGTTCGATTTTTAAATTGTAGCAGCTTGACGGGAAAACGTATTTGTCTCCTCTGGGATCGGGATCGAAGTCTCCGCCCTTAAAGAATGTAGCCTGCTCAAAAAAATCCTTCTTCTTGATGTAGCCGAGAATCCAGCCCCTGCTGTAGTCTCCAAAGATACTGGTGAATAGGTAGTAGTCGCATTTCTGCTTAGTGTTGTATTCTTTCACCGTACAGTTGTACCAAGGCTGCGGCACAACGTTGCGCTCTTTGGATTTAATTTCAAATAAAAATAGCTTGGGCGAGATCCAGTCGAAATCGAAGCTCATATCCGATACGATTCTACCGCCCCAAGTCTTCTGAACCATAAGGTCAGACAATGCGGCTATCTTAGTTCCGTGATTATTTGTGTCCGAATTATTCAAAATTGGAACTTGCGCGGCTCTTTCCAAAGCCTCGCTGATCATATCTTGATTTATTTCGACCTCAATCATTCGTTATTTTTAAATTGATAAAAGTAGTCGTAGTTGTCTTCTGCGACCCACTTGCCTTTACCCTCACAGGTGAACTCCCCATCAAATACCTTCCAGTCGGGCCTCTTGTCAAGCTTTTTGGAAATAAAAGCACCGCCATCTTTCCAGATCACTCGGTTGTTTGGCTGTAGGAATAGCTGATTAACCGCATCACCTTTCTTATTCTGTAGCCCCCAGATGAGGTGGCCGCACTTGTGGCCCCCAGCCATTTCAGAATAGCCGTAGGCAGCGTCAGGGTTATCATGCCAGTCTATCGTGAATAGATATTTGCCCTCAACCCATTCACGATTCTTCAACTGCACTTCCACGGAAGCGTTCTTGTGGTACTCGTATCTTGTAACCGAAAGAGAGTTGGAGAAACAGTCCCAAAGCTGCAACCAATCAAGCTCAAACTTGGAATGTTCTGGGTCTTTGACCAGATAATGAATCGGCACTCTATCGTGTCTTGACCCAAACTCCGTCATAATCTGGAACATTAGGCACCTTCTGGTTAAGGAGGTGATGCCGAATACTTCGCAGGGGATATACTCTGTATTTTTATTAGTATTATTATACAGAAAGTCGCTCTTGAGGTAAGCGAAGAAAGTCGGAATGTTTGAGTTAAGGTAGGGCATTGTAATAATTTACAACCTCTCCAACTGTTTTTCCGACACTAGGAATACATTTAAAAGAATCGTACTTTAGCTGGCACTGTTGTACTCTGAACTGCTGAAGACCAGACTCGCGAACGTAGTATTTTAAATTGCCCAAACACTTTTCAGCGCAGTCGCCGTCAACTACTTTTAATTTATAATCGACGCTTCCGTTTCTGAAAGGCTTGTGCCAGCGATTCTCAAAATAAGAATCTATTAAAAATATTTGAGTGGTTGTCGAGCCCGCCAAGATATACATTCCAGTATCGAACGTAACGTAACAATGAGCCTTGTTCATCAAATGCCAAGTTTGGCTCAATGAACTTATTTGGCCGCAAAGATTTAATCCTAGCTTTACATCGAGTTGATGGTAGTCGCCCGCCCCTTCAAGAACAACAGGAATATTATTTGCGTTCAACTCGTTCACTAATTTCTGCCAGCCATCTTTGCCAAAGTCTCTATCAACTCCCCGCTTCGCTGGTGTTATCAATACATACTTATTTGGCAAATTAGTGTTCGCAAATGGTTCTGGGTAAAATTCTAGAACCCTTTCTTCGTCAAGCAGTTCAAACCCAAGGCTGTGGGCGATATACTGTTTAATATCAATATTAAACCAGAAAGGGTTCTTGTTTCTTAATGGAGCAAAGAAGTAAGGGTTAC